GATATGGTGTAGAATCCTGGCTTTTGGTATTCATGTTCCAATAAGGTCGTGCTTTCTAATATTAGAGTTTTACTCGTGTGCTCCAATTCACTACCATCTCCCCAATCAAGCCTAAACAAATGATAACCCGTATCACCTTCGTTATTGGCATAAACATCAAATCTATTCATACCACCATTTGCTGTTTTAGCTCCCTTTAAACCATAAGTATCGATATTTTCTAAATCGGTTCTTCCTGATGCTCTTGGTAAAATGTAATAATTTATTTTACCCTCTGTGGCTAATTGATACTTTTCAGAATCTATATCTTTATCATAATACCTATCCAATCTGATTATTTCATCTGTGTTTGGATTAATTACAAATGGAATCGCATCAATGGAAAATTGATGAGTTGTAGATTGTAATCTCTTTTCATTATTTACAATTGTTTCGTCATTACCATCTTGTTGTGTAAAAGCTGTTTGAAAAACAATTCTATCGCCTGTTAAATAAGGTTGAAAGTTATTTGAATTAAAATTTAAATTTTCCCAATAATCCCTATTGTTCAGAGTCGTGGTGCCTAATTTTTGCCTTTCATCAAAAGAGTCCGTTACACCTGTTGTGAAATCCTCCACATCTCTAGCATCATGATTTACATTTTTTATTAAAACATCCAATCCTCTATCAGGTTGAAATATTCTAACGACTTCATTTCCGGTATCACCCTCGGTTGGAACACCACCTATTGATTGGTCGTCTCTAAATTGATTGAATAAATCCTCTATCTTTGTAAACTGTGTCATAATTCATTACATCGGTGCTGGTTCATCAGATTCTTGTTCATCTTCCAATTCTATCTCTACGAAAAACTCAATCGTTGAGCCTATGCTTTGTCCTGGAACCGGCTCGGTTAAGTTAACCGTATTTCCACTTATCGACTCGATTATAAAATTTTGTGTCTGTCCGTATTGAAGCAAGGTAACGGTCATACCAGCCTCTACCTGTTGTGCTAAGTTATTATTGCTTACGGATGTGACTGACCATACACTGGCATTAGGTGTAGGCATGGATAATGTTCCTGATAATGTAACAGTTGGAGTCTGTTGAGTCTGTTGTTGAGTCTGTTGTTGAGTCTGTTGTTGAGTATCTGATTCTTGTTGGTTATCTGACTCTTCTTGTTGAGTCTCTTGTTCCTCTATATTTTCAGGTACATTTATTTGTAATGAATCAACCAAGAACCCACGTGCAGTTAGTAATTCTGATTTACTGATTATCTCCACTTTACATCTAGCCCCCAATTCACTATTAGCGACTATCTCTTCACCATTTGGTTTATTAGGATCGTAGTGATTTAACCAATATTGTTTACTGTTTCTTAACGGATCATCAATGGATAAATTCAACTCTTCAATGTTTGGATTATAAGTAGCACATATAAAATACCATTCGTCTAAATTATCGGTTAATATTTGTGGATATAACTCATGTATGACATCACTTGTATAACCTAACAAATTTCCATCATTATCAGTTGGATATCTTTTTGCCACGCCTGGTGTATTTCCATCTTGATTAACGGTGCGTCTATCTCTCTGTGGAGTTCCCCAATGATTGTCTCGTAAAGTTCCATCTTGTTCTCTTACGGCTAATCTAATCCATCTTCTGTAGTTACCATCACCATCTACATTGGTTCTTGTTTCCAATCTGATGCCACTACCATCCTCTTCCAATGGATTACCAAAATTAAAAAGAGTCCCCTCTGAAGTTTTACTAACAAATCTTACCCACATGGTTATTGTGAACCCATCATTTAAATAAGAATTATTTTTTTGAAATTCTAACTCACCGTTGTCGGGTGCTCTTAAAATAATTGCTTGATTTGGTTTTCTTATTTTTAAAAAACCACCTGATTTATTTTCATAAATTGGTCTTTGGTCTTGAATTTCTTGAACAACATTGTCAACATCACCCAAGTAATTATTCAAACGATTTCTCATACTTTGTAATGTTTTACCCACATTTCTAACACCATTATTATCTTCTGTATGGGAATCTAACCGAGTTATAAAAGCACCTCTTTTGTTTTCAAAACTTATTCTACTCTCCTTATCTTCAGTTTCGTTTTGTACTGACTCACCAACACCATCGTTGTCCACATCTTGAAAACCAGGTTCAGGTCCTATTAATTCATTAAACTCTTGAAAAAAATTATCAACACGAGTCTGTTGTGTAGATTGTGGCGGTAACAATTCAAATATGTTTGTATCTAATATTTCTCTGGCTTTTGTAGCATTTATTCTTTGACCTACTGTCGGAGTGGTTAATTGAGACAAGTTCAATACATTTACCCATTCGTAATAATACCATTGACGTAAATAATCATCACTATTTGGTGTCCCAACAATATTTACAATGTGAAGTAAATCACCAAACGGAACATCAATTTTAACCTGACCGTTTCTATACCTTAACTTATAATTTATATTTTTTATCTTAAAATTTTCTGGCATGTTTTGTGCTGATGACATGTAATTTTCTAATCCATATTGACTTATCGTTTCTGATGTGACAACATCTTCATCAGGTGATAATTCAGATACAACTGATATCTTGTCTGATATGAATTCACTTAAATCAACAACACCATTGTCCACAAAACTAGAACTTATATTATTGATTACTAATGATAGTTTACCATCGGTTAAATCCTTTCTGTTTTCTGGCGTGTTTCTATCCTTTTTAAAAAATACTAATTGTTCATCATCGCTTCTTCCAGTTGTTATTTGACCGTCTCTGATTGTAGTTTGTAATGTGTTTAAATTTAAATCGATTGATACCTCTTCTCCACCTTGTGTCATGTCAAAAAAAGTATTGTTACTCGCATAATCACTATCCAATGAACTAAACCATTTTGTATAAACCAAATCGGAAAAGGTTTCTTTGATTATGTTTTCATCTATTTCAAATGTGGTGGATGTTGCCGTGCCTTCTGCACCATAATCAAACTCATCTCTCGGAACAATGATTTCTTCAAGCACCATATCATGAATGACATTTATTTCACCACCCCCAATCATTAATGTCCCGTCTTGATGTTTGTGATAAGCACCGTAATAAGGCTCGCCTGCTAAACTTCCAAACTTATAAACAAACCGTGGTGGGAATACTATTGGAGAATCCAAATTAATTTCAACTATTGGATTGAATTCATCCGCGCTAATATTTTCAACCGATGCTATTGTTGTCTGTAATGATGTATCTACTATTATCGTATCACCTGATTGAAATGGTGGGGGGTTGGGAGAGTCTATTGTGTATTGAGGATCAATTAAAAATAATTCTCCGTTTAGCTTGTATACATCAACTAAACCGTGGTCGGTGGGCACTTGTCCCACAATGGTTAAGTAACGAACTCTATCGCCTGATTCAAGTTCTCCGAAATCTTGTAGTGAAATCTTAATAGTACCATATCCACCACCACCATAACTTCTGCTCATAGATCCTGAAGTGTGATATGACATGTTAACTCCTTAGTATGAATTCAAAATCATCATCGTATACGAGAGTTTGGTCATCATTGTGTTTAACTTTAATTAAAATTTTATAAGCTCTGTTTGGTTCAAATCCATTTAAATCTTGCATAAAGTAAGGTGAAACTGAATCACAACTCATTGTGGTATAAGCACCAAACGGAATGACTTCTTCATTTGTTGCCATATCAATTATTGAATACGAAGCACTACCTTCGGCAAAGTAACTACCACTTACGGTTTGTATTGAGGTGGTAAAACTCTTATTGATGTATCGTTTACGAGCACCGATTCTAAACTTAACGGTCTCGGTCTCTTTGTATGCTTCTCTTGTGTGTAACTGATATAAATAATTTTCTGTTTGACCTGATAAGTCCAATGGAGTCAAACTGCCGGTATTCGAGCCTGTTGCTGGAGAGTGGTCATCCCATCTTAATTCCAACTTGGGTGAATAAATTGTGTTGGTTTGTCTTGAGAAGAATTTTAAATCTTCAAAACTACCCGTTGATGTTTCCCTACTACCAGATAACCTTAATAAAAATCCATGATTATCATTGTCTCCACTAAACCACTTTTTAGCAATACTCGTAACATTCATGTTGATATCAGGTTTTTCCAATGAAAAAGATTGTGTTACCTCATCAGATGAGATGTATGAAGCACCTTGTGTTGCCCATTGTAATTCAATACCATCTTTATTTTTTCTAAACTTCCAACTACAACCCTCTGTTGTTTTTGGTCTGTCTGCTTCCTTACCGATTCCCTCGTCCCATGATTCACTTATTGGATAAGCAGCAACATCATAGGTTTCACTTAATCCACTTGTACCTTTGGTTTCATAAAGTCTTAAATAAAGTTCATAGTCTTTAGGCAATACGGATGAGCTAATGTAACTTTCTATTTCATCCGTGTCAAACTGAATTAATGCTCTTGTTTGATAATGAAATTCTTGATTAAAAAATACCTTTTTGATTTCTAATATTTCATCTTGACCGGTGTTCTTGTCCTTAAAGTCATCACCCGTAATACTATCCGAACCACTATTGATAAAGGCATCCTTGACAGCAAAAAAATAACGATGCATTAGACCACCCTCCCGTATATGTCATTATCAGGATCTCTTAACTCAAACACCGCTGGTGTAACAGATGGTTTTACTATATCGTTTACTGTGGCATTTTCAAAGTTATATTGAAATCCATAACCAGCAGTTCCATTGACTGACGGAGTTCCATCACCCTTGTAGAAGTGAAATTTCTTTGAGTTTAATGAAGTTGGAAAATTGTCTATCTCTGAAGTATCTTGTATTAACTTTAGGGTTTTGATTCCGATAACACCATCCAATCCTAATATATTGTATTTTAAATCACCAAGATTTATGTGTTGTCTGAATTGCATCTTTCCTACTTTGAAAAACTCTTTGATTACATTTATGGTTTCTAATTTAACATCCGTAGAATTAAATCTTCTATCATAATTGACCTCAAACTGAACTCCAAAGTTTATTATGTAGCCAGAAAATATATCATCAATTAATTGAAATCCAAAATCTAATGAATCATTTATCATTCTGAATTGTTCCACATACAATCTTAAATTATTTAATGCTAACAAAGGAGTTTGTACTAATTGTCTTTGTTGATTATAAGACAATGTGTAAATTTTTAATGTTCCAATATCATCGTTTCTATGAACATAACACTTAGCGATGTTACCAAATTTTGCTGGTAGATTTAAAATTCTTGCTTGATAATCCTCACGAGTCACACATCTTAATTGTGAGGCAAAGAATGATTTAGCATTCTCTCTAATCTCATCAACAGTTTGACCATCAGTACCACCTAAAGCTGGCTCATCATTTGTAACTGTAATCGATTCATCCGAATTATTTATTTTGGTTAATTCACCAGCTTGAGCATTGGAATCAGCACCACCACCGACTCTATAGGTTATGGTCATTATGGTGTTTGATGGTGTCTCTCCTAAATTCAATGAGTTGTTGGTTGTCAAGTTATTCAGACTAGCGTTTATCACACTACTTGGAACACCAGACAAATTCAATCCTTGTTGTTCAATCATTGAGAATAAACTAGCTCCACTTGAACCTGAAATATTTAATCTGTTTAATCCATTACCAAATTGTAACTTCATGGTGTTGTCATCAGGATCTATTTTAGTTGTAAATTTTTTGTTAGTGTTTATATAGTCTAATGTAAATGGAATAGCAACTTCGGTTGAAACACCACCACCTACTATGTCTTGATTGTATGCATCACCACGACCGTCTTGTGTGTAATGAGTTTCCTTTAGTATTCTGTCTTGTGCTAAATAATCAACCTCGTACCATCTTTGATTGGAAGAATCCACACAATTCAAAATCTCTATGACATTATCTTCACCCAAATCCAATTCTAAAAATTTTGTAGGACTCGTTATGGTGAATGATTTTGTTTTGGTTTCACCAGATACAGCTTGTACAAATCTCGTTAATGTATATCCTGTTGCTTCTCCGTTAGCATTAAATGAGGTTGGTGCTCCAACAGGTGGAACATCAGGAGAACCAGACACGGTAAAGTCAACCTCACCTAAAGTTTCAAATTTTAAATTAGAGTCTATGTTTGATTGTATCTGTAATCCACTATTTATTGGATTTTGTGGAGCAGAACTATAATCAGGATTACCATCAGCATCCACACCTACATCCGTGGTAACTCTTAATCTAGCTAATGATGGTGTGTTAGGAGAAACCTTATACCCTAAAAATTCAGACAACCTAATTACATTTCTCTTTTCCGTAGCGGTTGCTAAAATGTTTTCCTTGTAATTATAATCAATGTAATAACTCAATACATCACCAACATAACTTGTCAATTCAATCAACATCATGCCAGGTGATGTCTCGTTAAAATCCTTGTAAGTATCAGGAAAATAAGCTTTAGTGTATTCTATTAAATCAGATTTTATAGAGACGAAATCTTTACTCGTGTATTTTACATTCGATGGTTTATATTTTTGGTCTTGTGAATATGCCATTACCTTACTCCAACACTACACCAACCGATTCTATCGTA